GCTTCATGACTCGCAGTAGGTCTGTATAGTTTCCCACATGCACCAGCTGAGCGGCCCAGGCGTTGTCAGTCCACAGTCTTGACCATGATGGTTCTATGCCCAACATCTGTTCATAATGTTCGGGACTTTTTACCAGTCCATAAACGCTCATGTTCAAGAAGTCTAGTTTAAAGTATCCACGCTGTTCCGCAGTTTCATAATCTAATGCCGCACAACCAATGATGGGATCTGTGGGTATTTCTGTTACATAAATGCCCGAGTTGTGTTTGCGCACACCAGTTGCAGATTCAAGCCGTGCAGGAACATGCTGAATCAATTTCAGCAATGCGTCCCTGTTGGGCATGTCAATGTCAATGTCTGCGCTCATAGTCTTACTATACCAGTATTGGGCACGTGGTTTCGATTGTAGGTTCCATTGCGTATTTTAACATCTTCCTGTTCAATCTGCAACCTTGTGTCTGCGCTGACAGGGTATTGTGGTAAAACTCTTTCCACATAGTTCAAATGCTCAATTGGTGTGTGGTGCATGTCATACTCAATCACGATTTGATCGTGTATGACTTCTTTGAAACTGGGCTTGACAGTGTCTAGCACATTTTGGTACAGTTTGAGAATATCATAGTTTGGATTGTAATCTTTGTCTTGATACTGATCGGATTGATGCATGGGCACCATGCTTAAAAAGTGCCAGGTCACACCAGTGTGCTCTAGTAGAGTTTTTACTGCGGATATAAATGCAAAATCACGTACCATGCAACCACGTTCGTCAATCCAACGTTTGACCCAGTCTCGAGGATAGGTACCTTGTGTGTATACATTGCCCGGTGTGACCCAGTTCCGGTCCACATATCTATCTTCACGTGCTGTGTTGGTCCAACACACAATCACAGTGTCGCCAGGTTTGAATTGGTTGCGCTGATTGCACTCATACACAGAGTTTAATATGTAATGGTTGCCGGCCCCTACTCTACCCCAGTTGTGAAATTCCTGTGCTTGGTAGCTCAAGATATCAGCCCAAGTACTCCACACATAGCTGGTATAGCTACACCCAAATGTAAACAATCTATTCATAGCAATCTTTCTAGCTCAGGCCAAAGCCATTCACGCACCAAGACTTCACTGGCTTCAGTACCATAGTGTCCGTCGTGCGTGTATGGCAACTTTCGCTTTTCGCCTTCGTCACGACCCACGCCATTGGCCAATTTGAGACTGTTTCTAAACCATTCATAGCCCGGAAGGAACAATGTGTCCCAGTCCACAAACCAACTGAAAAATATCAGCTTCTTGTTGTGTGCATCACACAAGGCCTTCATGGCCAACATGTTGTGCAAGGTCTGATACTGCCAGAACCGTGCGCCAGCTGACTGGTCAAGCCAAAAACGATCAAACTGCTCAAGGTCATAGTCAACCATCTTGCCCAGCCAGTACTTGTTCTCATGTACATTGAGTGTGTAACACCCCATGTCTTTGTAGATGTTGTTGTGTGTGGAGTCTTGATAGTGCTGGGGTGCAGGTATGGGATGTGGCCGTAGATTCTGTTGCACTTCTTCCCAGGCTCGCATGCCGATCACCACACGACTGGGTTCAGTCAGTTGTACAATCACAAGATCCACCTCGGGATCTTTTACAATGTCATGTAACTTCTCAACATAGAAAGCATTGCCAGCACCTGAACTGCAAGCTCTAACCAGCTCACTGCTTAGTTTGGCACTGACATGATCAGGCCAACTCTGGCCATAGTCTGCTGTGCTAAAGCTGTCACCAAGGGCGGCTAATTTACGATACATCACACAGGGCCACAGCAATCTTAACAGCATCTTCTGCACGATCTCTAGCCAATAATGCATCTGCCACAGTAGGATGTTTTTTTGCCAACTCCAACATTTGTTTTTCTTGTTCCATTTTGCGACGAACCCACTGAACCGCTTCTTGTGCTACGCCGTCCAGTTCAATCTGTGGAATACTCGAACTGAACTGCACCCAGTCAGTCCCATTGTATACTTCAAAATTTGATCCATTGTACCGGACCATGCCTGCACTGTGTCGACTCATGTCAACATAAGGTGTGCTGTAATTGTTGGCCGCAATATAGATGCCCGGCCCCGGTGTAATATTTTTAATCATGTCACCATCCTGCCTTTGTTAAGATATCCCGTGCATACTCTTGGTCTGCTGGATAGTTGTTAAATTTCTTTTGCCACTCGTCACTGTCAATGTAGGACCATATCATACCAATTTGATCTGATGCAAGACCGGCTAGAAACTGTTGTCCTGATTCACAGTTGTAGATAATCCAAGGACTGATACGACCAGTTGTGACAGCATAGCACATGGCCACACTACTGCCATAACGCAAACAGTCCTGTGGTTGAGCAGAGTTTTTGTCTGCCCAGTCCATGCCAAACTCCACTGCTCTTGCTAGAGCATCTGAAACGTTTTCCACACGCAAATACCCAATCAAGTATTCAGTGTAGAGCTGGTCGCTGGACCAATTGTCAATTTTCTTTTGTTGTTTTAGCAACCACAGCAGATAACGCTCAGGTGCAATTACTTTTGTGTTTACACAGTAACGACCAAACTTTACAAATGCTCGATAGTATGCTGAGTCCGCAAAATCATCAAAGGTTTTTAACTTGGCTGATCCCTGTGCTTGTTCATAAAACTTAATGTAAGCTCTGTACCCCAACTGTACACCACGTTCGTCTTGTTCGAATCTCCTGCGCTTGGGCTCACACATGTGAACAGCTATGCTAGTTTCTCTAGCAAACTGTTTTTTACAGTACTGGCATTGGATCATTGTAGTATTTTATGCTCTTGTATGTAATTTGTCAAGAACTCATTGAGTTTTGCATGATGACCTATTGCCGGATGTGTCATATCTGGAGGAACATGCGGTGCACCTGGTGGATACTTTTTAGGCTCCACACCTTGTGCGGCTTGCCAGGCTGTTGCTCGCCACTGATATCCATCAACAATTTCTGGGCAACAAAACAAACTCAATCTAGAATCTTCAAGATATTCCTGATACAAATCATCGGCCTGCTGAAACATCAACACTCGATGCCCTCTAGATTTCAAACTGTCAATTGTGCTGAGCATACGGTACATGAGATCTTCAGTACGATCCAAAATGCTGTATACTTCAGTTTTGAGTTTGGTTTCCACAAACTGTTCAGACTCTTTTTGGTTCCAGCCTGTTTGCCATCTGTAAGCAAACTCTTGGTTTTGCGGATTTACCCATCGTCCTTCAAAATCATTTTCAGATTCACAGATGGGTATTTCTAGTCTGCTGAGAAAGGTCATACCCAACACATACAAGGTCGGTGGTGCTGTGTAACTGTGTTTAAGAGTGGTACGAAGTATTCTGCTGTTGGCGCTGCCACTAACAGCAATACTGTGGGCGTTAGCTATACCTAGACGCTGTGCTAGATCTTGATGGCCGTTGCCCAATGCGTAGGAATGTGTGTAACTGCATCCGTTTACAACCAATTGTTGTATCATTTTTCTTTGCCGGCAGCTTTGTGATAAGCGTCAATTTCTTTCTGTGTGGTTATTGCAGCCAACACATCTATTTCATCATCCTTGTAGGTGGGATAAATGGCTATCAAGGCTTTGCGTTTTGCACTTAGGCCTGCTTCTTTTTTCTTGGGAGCAATCCACAGATGTCGCGGGGTTCCCAAGCCTGGACTCACTGCTGTAGCACACAGCCATTGCAGTTTGGGATGACGACCAATATCAAAGAAGTGTTTGTTGAGATAGTGGTTGCAACTTTGCACATAATATTCTTGTAGTTCTTGAGCGCCTTCCACAGCCGAGCTCCAACGCAACATCAAGAACAGGCTAAACTTCTTGCGCTCTTCTTCAGTGAGCTCGTTGTAGAAGTTTTTATTTTTGCGATCCAGCTGTCGCATTTCATTGGCAATGTTTAGTTTATCACTCATTGGTTTTGGTTAGTTTATAGATCATTATAACACGGGCCAGCGCATCTTGTAAAGTGGGATTGGTTCGAGCGGTGCGCCGAATTTCTCCCCACATCTTGTCTTCCATTATGTGATCGTGTAAAGGTCTGCCGTCTGCGGTTCTCTTATCATAGTCTATTTTGTGCCCAGATACTGGATCATAATCTGTGCCTGATTCATATCCTACTACCTGACGTGTACTGGGATCAGCGCCCGACTCACGAGCATAGATAATACCTTCTGATCGTTCATAGACGTATGTTGCGCCAGGCTTTAATGTACCCATTACCAAGACTTGTTGTAATCTACAATTTCGCAGTTGCGACTGATGTCCTTGACAAAGTACACACAGTCGGGTTCAGCGTCGTCGTTTAAGGGCACGGCCAGCATCTGCCCATTCTTGAGTTTGGGTGCATACCATGATACTTCATGATACACATCTAGTATTTCAATGTCAGGAAAGCTGGGTCTGTAACTGCTGAGTGGGTTGAATTGAAATACTTTAAACCCACGATCATTAATTGATGTCAAGGGCAACACTTCTAGGTCACCAATGTCAGGCTCACCTATTAGAATTTGCCAGTCCATGGGCATTTTAATTGTAGCAGATCCAATGCGTAATACCAGTGCAGGTGCATTAAAACTTTCTAGAAAAATCAGTGGTATAAAGTGATAGTCAGGGTCTGCTGGATTCGAGTTATCAAGTATAGCAAAGCGCATGTCATCAACTTCTTCGGGAAGATGATCTAGGTCGTAGTAGCTGTTATCAAGTGTTAATATTCTCATGTTGTTAGTATACATTATTTTTCGGGGCGTGTCAAGATGACACCATTGTCTATGGTTTGATAAACTATTTGCCAGCCCCGGGCTAACAAATAAACCACTACTGGTCCAGACTTACCAATCCAACAGTCGTTGTAACAATAGGTATCATCTAGCGCCACCACTGCTCTGGGAGCCAACACATTGTACAAGGCCAACAACTGACTCATGTGTGCAATTTGACAGGCCTGATTGGTCATTGGCGTGCCATTGGAAGCATACTGCCGCATTTGAACTTCAATTGCTGGCGACGTATTGTTGATATCCCAGATGTAATCAAAGTTGTCTAGGTACAAAACAGCAACATCAGTGTAGCTGGTTGCAAATTCACGGGCCCAGGCAGCTCCGTCAGCCACAACAAATTGGGTATTGGTACAAGTTGATTCTAGCCAACTTTTGGCCTTGCTTAGTATGTCTACTGTGATGAGTTTGGTGTTGTGTGTGCTGGCCAAACGGTCTAGATACTGGCTAGATCCTTCGCCTCGGTCTGATCCTATTTCCACAAACACACCATGCACAGTATCAGGCAAGTGTTTGCCAATGTGTTGATATACCGTTCCCATTATCGCCAGCCCATGGTCATTGATTTTAGTATTTCAAGAAAGTTGTCATGGCATTCTTGATCGTTGTGCGTAACTGACTTTTCATAATCATACGGGCCCTTGGGCATCAAGCAAGGCAGTTGATCTTTGGGCCACACACAGTCTACCCAACTCCAGTCCATGTAGGCCATACCATGTGGAATGTACACAAAGGGAATACGAGCTTGTTGTAGTTTGCGCAACCCGTCACTGAGTACATAGAAATTTTCTTGGCGCTTGAGTCCTGAATTGTGCAAGTCAGCAACGTAATTTTTGATTGCTGTTTTTTGTTCGTCAGTGACCATGCGTTCGTGATTGCTGTGCAACAAATTCACAATGGTATCACTGATTACCATGGTCCTGTGCTGACGTACTGTGGCTTCAACTTGACTTTTGTATCCTTTGAGCAAGATGTTTTCCATGGTCAAGTAATTGATAATATCACCGTCTTGGCGCACAGGAATGTCCATTCGATCACTGCTGGTGCAACCCACTATCACATAGTCTGCTCCGTTGGCAATGGCATAATCAATTTGCAAACGTATTAGAAATATAGTTGCGCCTGCACGACCAAGACTGACGTGATCAAAGCCTTTATACTCAGCAAACATCTGCAAAAAACTAGTGACTTCTTTTTGCGGATGGTCCAAGGTCATGTAACTGTCGCCGCAAGTGAACAATCGCTTTTTCATTTGATTTTCATCCACTCTAGTTTCTCTGCAGAGAAAGGATAGTTGGCTTCTCGATAGAACTGTTTGCGCTTGGTCAAGTGGCGCTTGGCAAACTTGCAGGTTGAGGTGATGTCCCAGATTTGAACATGATCTTTGTCTTCTGCTTTTCTTATGCCGCGTCCAATGCTTTGGATAACGCGGACAAAACTTTTCCCGGGTTCCACAAGAACCAAATTAAAAATCCTAGGGATATTAATGCCCACAGCGGCAACACCATAGGTAGCCACAATAATCTTATCAGTGCTGTCTGCAACTTCATCATATTCATCTTGTCTATCTTTTGCTTTGGTTGCACCCGAAACAAACACAGCACGATCTCCCAGTCGAGATACCAGTTGGCGGCCGCATTCAGTGCGATCTACCAACACTAGAGTGTTGCCTGTTTCGTTTACGTGTCGTATGAGTTCTGCCATGGCATCTAGTCTGCCCGACTCTTCCAACAAATATTTAAGCTCACTTTGATAGTTGGAGTACTCCACATGATCCTGTAACTGCACAATGTTCACATGACACTGTGCCAACACACCTTGT